TCGTTCGTAGTCTAGTTTTAGTTTATCAAAAACTTTGGCAATCGATCGTGCTGCCCATATTTGAGGTTCTATCCCTGTTTCTAATTCTACTTTTTGGAGTAATTTTTCTTCTTCTGATGCTAGCTGTTGCTTCAGTGTATGAGCTTTTTGAACGTCCACTCTCACCCCAAGAAATTTCATGTCAACCAGACAAGGAAACAGATCTGTCTCGAGTTCAAAAATAGATCCCAGGTCCTGGTCCGTTAGTTCTTTTTGCATAACCTTCCATAAATTTAATGTTAGTTCTGCATCACGTTCAGCATAGTTACCTACATACATTGCAGGTAGTTTCCACATATCAGCTTTAGGATCTACTCCCCATTCTTTTGCTGCTTCATTTAATTCAGATTCATTTTTACCCTGGCCACAGTAATCCCAACCTAAACTATTAAGATCAAATCTAAATCTATTTTCATTTACTAATGACGCTGCAATCATTGTGTCAACAATCTGTCCGTTAATTTTTATTCCCATCGATCTAATCCAACACACATCATACATTGCATTGTGAAATACTTTTATTGCATCTGACTTACAAACATCTGTAAACCATTGAATTACTTTATTTTTTTCTAGGTTACCACCACCTTCGTGATCAAATGGAAAGTATCCTGAGTAGCCATCAGTAGCTATTGCTATGCCTACAACTTTACCACGACCAACAATAGCACCAGATCCCATTGTTTTTAAATCTGGATCACATGTTTCTAAGTCAATTGCAATTACATCTGCTTGTCTAAGATCTGGAAATTCTTCTGGCTTAGACCATTCTGTTTGTGCTTTAAATACCAATGGTTTCATTACTTGTCCTCCTTTAGATTTTTAAGTTTGTAATCATAACTACCTTTTTCATGTTCATCGGTAATCCATTTAGCAGAATTTTCTACAGAATATACTTTGCTACTTACTAATCTATTAATTAAATTTTTAGATGGATCAACACCCATAGATGCATCAAACATTTTAAGTCTATTGTTAGGCTGTATAGCAAAATTACCATCTTCTAATTCAAGAACATGACCACATTTATGTTGGTCTGGTTTTTCTGCATAGCCAAAATTTAATTCATTAAAGTCTCCTGCACACCAATCAATTGTAAATAAATATTTACCTTTTCTTTTTACTCTTCTCCTTGATGTATATTGCATTGTAGCGCCAGCTAATTCATAAAAAGTTGTAACACTTACATTATAACTAAAACTGTCCCACATAACTAATTCATCAAGGGGTAATTCTTTTACTCCAGGTTTTGTACAGAAAGCTGATATGGGTGCTCGCCACCATAGTCCACCATCTTCCATTAAGAAATGAAACATAGGCACTCTGTTCGGTATAGAACTAAAACCAAATACTCCTACTTCAAAATATTTATCGTGTGAATCTTTTTGATCTCTTAAGTAATTTCCTCTTACGCAGCATTCTATTACTGGTATGTTTGCATTTAAGTACGCCATTATATTTTAAACTCCTTTGATTTATTGTTTGCTTTTATTAAATATAAATTTTTTGCAGATCTAGTTACACCCACATACCAAACTCTGTATTCTTCATCTTGTTTTTCTAAAGATTTTTTAGCACCTGCCATAGTGTTTGTTGTTTGATTTAAAAATAAAACAACATTAGTTGCTTCTCCTCCTTTAGCTCCGTGTATTGTAGACACTCTGATTCTAGGTTCTTGAGATAAGTCTTCACCATTATTGATCATAGCCTCCATATAGTCTATTTGAGTTGGAGACACTTTAGTAAAAGCTTTTTGCCACGGTAAAGTAATATCTACTTCTGACATTCTTTCTTCTACTCTTTGTCTTTGTATGTCTGGAATTTCTTTTTCTTCTCTCATTTGATTCCAATATCCTATGTCTTCATACAAAGATTTACCAATACTATTTCCTTGTGCTGTTTGAAAAAACAAACCGTGTCTTTTAAGTATAGGTAATATTGGTTTTAATAATGAATTAGTTCTAGTTAATATTAACCAGTCACCTTTTTCCATATCTGTAATAAGATCTGTAAGTTTAAATCTTTCAACTATCTCTCCTCGTTCTTCTTTAGGTAAATAATCTTTTTGTATTCTATTTATTCCAACCCTAGATATGACATCTAAAGCTTTAGTTTGAATATCAATTGGGACTCTTCTTGATTTAGTTAAAGGTATTTCTTGACCAGGCCATGCAATAAAAGAATTTACATCTGCACCAGCCCATCCAAAGATTGCTTGGTCATCATCTCCTGCAATCCATACATCTGGATTGTCGTTGTCTTTAATTAATTTTTTTAACATAGCCCATTGAATTAAAGATAAGTCTTGCGCTTCGTCTACAAAAATAACTTTTAGTTCTGGACAAGTTCCTTTTATTAAAAAACTTTCTACCATGTCGTTAAAGTCTATAAGACCATAAGTTTTTTTATAGTTAGTTATTTCTTTTGATATTGCATTTAATTTATATCCATCAATTCTAGTTAGGTGTTCATTAAGATTAAACTGTTCTTCTGGTGTAATTTGTTTTACCTTAGCTAAATTAATTAAACCTAAGTATTCACTGTCAGAAGAAAATATTCCATTCCATTGATTGGTTTCATGTTTTGCATATGTAATTTGAATACCACAAGTCTCACCTATTTTTTTATAGTGTTCTTCTTGCATTACATTTTCTTCTTTTAAACCTAATTGTTTAAATGCACACGAATGAAGCGTTTGAAAGTATGGCAAGTCTTTTTTGCTTAGTCCAACATTGTCTGCTAAGAATCTATCCCTAGCTTCATTAGCTGCTTTTCTAGTAAAAGCAAAGTAACCTATATTTTTTAAAGACATTCCTTGGTCTATATATTTTTGTACTGTACTTAATAGTTTTCTAGTTTTCCCAGTGCCTGGAGGACCAATAACTTTATACTGCGCCATTAATAATTACTCTCTTTTCTCTCCACTGGTTGATATTCTATCTGATCCATGTGAAGTTGTGGAAGTCGACAGACTTTTATTGTTTTACCATCTACATTTAATGAATGATTAAATTCTACCTTACAATCTTTTTCTAGTTGTCTTGCAATTCTTTCTTCTGGAATTTTCCAACCACTACCTAGATGCTGGATGAAAGATGTAAATTTAAAGTAATGATTTCCGTCATTAGTATAACACGCACCATTTTTTATCTGTCCTCTTTGTTTAGCTTGTGGACCATTGATACAATACTGATAGAGCTCATCGTGTAATCTGTCTGCAATCTGTGTACCTTTTGGTGGGTAAATAGTTTCACAACCATTTCTCCATTCGTTTAATTTTGCTCTATAGTCTTTTGGTTTTAATGGTTCAAAGTAAACTCCTGTCTGTTCCCAAATTAAATTTAAAACTTCTTTCTGTGTTGTCATTAATTTTGTATTAGCTACAATAACTTCTACCTTGTCATCACTAGGCATAACTACCTGGAATCTATATTCTGGTTCTACATATTTTATTATTTGAAAATCTGTTATGTCTGGAAAGACTGAGATTCCATCTGATGAAACACCAAATGGTCTAGAATAACATACACCACGCATACACTTATCTTTAATAGGTTCTTCATAACAAGTATGTCCCGCTGTATCTTTTCTCCATGCAGCTATCTTAGAATCTAATTTTGTTTTGTCCCAAGGATCTTCTAAATAATTATAGTTTGCTTTAGATACTTGATCTGGCCATTTGTCTTTGTATTTCTTTTTAGCAAAGACCATGTAGTTATACATAAATCTGTCTCTACCATCATCTAGTTTTGTTTTAGAACACAAAGCTAAACAAGGTGGACCATCATCAAATTCTGGATCAGCACCTTTTAAAATATTTGCATGTGTTTCTTCTACTAATTTTTCTAAATCTTGTTTACTGATTCTAGACGCCTCTGCTACTTTTATAAAAGAAGCTAAGTCTAGTTTAGAATTGTTTTTATCTAATGCGTATCTAACTGATTGACCATTGTTGTAGTAAGGTAAGTTAATAAAGTTCCCTGGTTTTGTGTCTCCTTTTTCGTCTTCCTTTAATTCTTTCTGTTTAGGAAAAATTTCTGTGGTAGGTTTCAAACCTAGTGGTAGCAGAAACGCTTTTAATCCATCTATTAGATCAATAGCTTTGATAGGTTCTTTTAAAAAAATATAACAATGTAGTCCTCCACTCTTAGATAGTATTGGAATAAGTGGTAATTTGTATTGTTGAAATAGTGATAAGTATTTTTCAATTTTAAATTGACCATAATCTGGTGGATCAATATCTATACAACCAAACTGTGCAGTTTTATTTAATGTACAGGGTTGTACACCTATAGATATTTTTCCTTGTAAATGATCTTTGTAATCGTTGATAGATAAGGGTCTACCAGCCCATTCGTAATTCGGTTTTATTTTGTTTTTATCTGCATCAACAGAAGTCCTAGACATATCAGCAATGCCAAAGTCTCCTCTATAACCAGTAAACAGCTTTATAAATTCGTCAACCATAATGATCCCGGGCGGGGCAGATCCACTCTCGCTTTTCTGCCCCTATCCTCGTTAGAGGAATCTAGTAATTAGATTCTTCTTTGTTAGTTTCAACAGAAGTTGCAGCTACATTACTTTTATGTAAAGCAGTATTGAATTCTTTAGCCATGCTATAGATTTCTGCATTGTCGACTGGTTTAACTAAAGAGACCGTCATTCCATGCCAAGTAAAATTACCTTGGTTCTCGACAGATCTAATTTGATAAACTCTAGAAAACGCTGGAGCTGGTATAGACTTACCTGTTGTTTTAGATACAATTGCTTCATTATCCATTAATGAATTCCAACCTCTACTAGTTTTTAACTGAGTAGTTTTCAAAGGCATCAATGCCTTCTCTGGTTTGTCTCCAAGAATAATAACAAAATGATTTGCAGTTTTGATAATTTCATTACCATTTGCTAGCACATCTTTTGTACCTTGTTTAGTTGTCTGAGCCATAACCTCAGGACCTCTATCAGGATGTATTGGTCTACCTTCGCTCTTATCAAAGGGTGCCCATTCTGGATATGTCATCTTGTAGAAACAAGGTATTACATGAATACCTTTTTCTCCACTATACAGTTTCTTAGTAACTGTATTATAAAACATCCCAGCTTCTGCACCTTCAACATATTTTGCATGTTTCTTTTTAGTTTCATAAGAACCACTTTGCAGCAGTTTTAGAAACGGTAAAGCTAAGTCGTCTTTCTCTATATTTTCTAGACCCCTTCCAGAGTCTGCTTCAAAATCTAGAGTCGCTATTGCACCTTCTTTTTTGACTGTTAAGTCGCTTGTTTCTTGTGTCATGTTATTTGTTCCTTGTTATTTTTGTTTTGTTTCCCTTAAACAGGTTAAAATGTTCAGAAG